GAATCGTAGAGGTCGCCGTCGATCACGGTTGCGACATGATTGCCAAAGCCCAGAACGTAAACGCCGCGAGGATGATCCTTGCAGAAGTCCGCTGCCGTGTAACAGTCCGGACATTCATTTGGCACGGTTGTCCTATAAAACCCATGTTGCCTTAATACCGCTCCGAATACCCCATTGCTCGATGGCATGTCTGCCATCTGAAAAGCCGCATTTGCTATCAGCGCAAAGGCCGTCTCCCAGCTCACGCCCAGCGCAGCAGAAACAGCGCGAACAGCGCAATCACCAACCACACGGCCCGCAGGATTTGGGTTAAACTCACGCCACACCGCAAACCGCCTCCATCTGCTGGACATACAAATAGAGGGCGGCGAACTGGTGAAGCCGTGCAAAGTCCAGCACAAGGCAGCGGGCCGTCTTTTCAGGCACTCCGCAGCGCACAAGTCTTGAGATGCAATCGTTCATCGTGTTCGCCTCCCTCTGCAAAAAGGGTACAAAAAAAGACGCCCGCTTACGATGAAGCGAGCGTGTGCCTTTCGTGCTATTTTCGGGCAAATAAAAAAAGCCCCGGCCTTTCAGCCGGGGACATGTTTGAATAAAGTTTGTTCGCGTTTATAAACAACGGTCTTCGTGTGTCGGACGGAAAGATCATGCTTTTCCGCAAGCTGCTCAAAAGTAAGGCCATCCAAAAGCCTGTGCTTGAGGATGGCCCTATCTCTTTCAGCGTGTGCGCCTATGATCCATTCATCTATAAGGTGTTCGATCTGGCTGCGGGAGAGGTCTTCAAATTTCATTTTTTCATTTTTATCCTCCCCGTACCACGGCACATGTTGCACTGGCGATAGCCGGAGTTCCCGCCTGTCTTACGGGTTCTGCGTTTGAGCGTAGTCCGTACCGTCTGCTTCGCCATAGTCATCACCGCCTATAATCTTGCCGTTATAGGTATTGCTCCCGCCGTCGCCAGAATCCTGCGTGACGGTCTGCGTAATCGTCTGATCTTCAAATTGATTTTCGTAACAAATCCAGTAAGCATTCGTTACGACAAACGCGATGAAGATCACCAGCAGCAGGATAAGCAAGCGCCTGTTCATGCGCTCAAGCCGGTTCACCGCGCTCTCATGCGCGAAAAACGGGATCATCGCGGTTTCTTCATTCTGCATCAAATCGCCTCCCTTGCGAGGCCAGTATAGCCCATTCTTTACGGATCATCAACGTCTTCTTCGTCAACAGGCTCAAGGATGATCGGCTCTTTGTTTCCAGCATCCGCAAGGCCCTCGCCGATGATGTAGGCCACGACGGACGCGCCAGCCATGATCAGCGCGGCGACCTGCTGCGCGTCGGTTTCGGCCTTGCCGTTGTAGATCATGAGCATGGTTACAAAGGTGCAGACAGCGGCCCAGAATTTACGGGAAGTCAGCTTTCTTTTGATCGTTTCCATAATTGTTCTCCTTTCACGGATGTTCCGGCAGATTGATAATCTCCTGCTCATAGTGTACAGACAAATGGTTCCGGCCTTTTGCGATGTAGCTCTTATGCATGTTGATGAGCTGTTCCTTTGTCGCGGACGGACACCAGCCCTGCGACGTGTAAAAGTCGTGCGCTTGCGCTAGGCTTTCGTATTGCAAATCCCCCATGTCTGAGCGGATTTCTTTCAGTTCCGCAAGCACCTCGCGCCGAAAGTCCTGCTGTTCCTTGCGCTCCTGTTTGTGATGCCTGTACGCTGCGCGGATCGGGCGCACCAGCACCAAGGCCAGGAGCGCGAGGATTGCCGAGAGCGCCTTTGCGATGTTCCCGGCGGTCAAAAGCTGTTCCATGTTCATTCCCCCTTATAAATTTCCCATTCCCCGACAAGTGCTATCGTCACGCCGTTTGAAACACAGCGGAGAATGGTCTGCTTCGGGGCTTCCGGCTCCTCTTCCGGCTGCTCCTGCGGTTCGATCTTTTTGAGGTATTTGAGGGAGCAGTAACCTTGATCGCCGTCCGCATCCACAAACGCCCAGCGCTCGCCAGTATCAGCCTCTGTGAACGTCTGGATCACGTCAACAGGCTCGCCGCGTTGTAGCTTAGCAACGACACCATAAGTTTTCCCCGGCCCGGAACGCATGTTCAGCGGGCCGGATTCCGTCTCCACAACTGCTTTGTAAAGCATACCCTGTTCCCCTTTCTCATAGGTCACGGCTTTGAAAGGCGCAAAACAATCCCATTCCTTTGCATCGCTCAAGACGAAGCCAACCAGTGTGCCTTTCGATTCGTACACATGTTCGCCGTCTTCAGCGACGATGCCGATATGATAATAGTCTATGCCGTCAGGCCAATTGTCGCCGGAGCGCCGCTTAAAAGCGGCATAGCCCGGAGAGGGAGCCGTCTGCATCCGCCCCACGCTCAGACGCGCTATTGAGTTGGAGCCGTGCGGGATCGTCAGCCCGTGCTTTTTCCAGATATACACCATCACGCCGGAGCAGTCCGCGACCATGTGGTTGATCCAGCGTGCGCCGTACTTCCGCGCCATCTCGCCGGTTACGGCTTTCTGCCTTGCCTCCGTCCAGAACACGCCCGCCGTGCCGTAGATGTAGCCCCAGCCGTCCGCAAGCATCATCTCGCATGCGTCGTATAAGTCTTTCGGTGTCATGCAGCGCCTCCTGCCCACGCAAGGGTAATCGCGTTTGATAGGTTATTCGGCTCAACGATGCCAGCCGTGAAGCTTGCAGGAGTGGAAAGATGATAGATCACTTCCACGCCGAAGTCACACGGAACAAGCTCAAAAGCGGAAGCGTCATTCAGATTGATCGTTCCTTTTTTTGTGGTGGAGCCGTAATCGCAATAAAAAAACTGCAAGAATGTGGATGCTATTTTTTTATGCGTCAAAGCAAGAGCGCGCTTGCGTGTGCATAGCATCGGGATAAAGAAGCGTACCGCATCGCCGTCGCACAGCGCAGGAAAAACCGTCCAGTTTGCGGTCAGCGCAACACTGCCGGATGCTTCAACCGCATAATCAGCCGAAGACGCAGACGAGAAGCTGATCTCTGGATTCATCACCAGTCCCGAACCGCTCTTTTTCTTTCCGTTGCTCGTTACTACAAACGCCGGAGTGCGCGTCTTAAATGTTGGAGCAAAGCCAGCCTCTTCCGCGCCTTTTGCGGAGATCGCAATATCCCCGCCTTTGTCCGCTTGAAAGCCGGAAGCAGAAATCAGGCCGGGGAGCGTGACGTAACGATTGGAAGAACCCATGACAGCGCCGCAGCCGCCCGGATACACAAACGGGCCGAGGCCCAGCGTTGTCTGCGTGGTTTCGCCGCTCACAGCATCCGTATCCGTGCCGGTCTCCGTCTTATGCTCAAAAGCGATGCCGCCGTCAGCAAAGGTCAAAGGCGCTCGCGGTCTGGCGATGCCGACGTTCTCAATCAAACATCTCATCCATCTGCCTCCTTGCTTCCAGCCCACCAATGCACGGAGACTGCCGAATGGTAATCCGTCCAGCTCTCCGCGTCACGCGCAATCGTCAGCTTATTGATCTTGCCGACAGCGCCGCCGATAAAAGAGCTCTGTAAATTCGCCGTAATCATGAGGGACGCAAAAGCGCGGATGGTGTACTCTGCCGGTTCTTCGTTCGTTCCAAAGGCGTGTTCGTGAGCGGCGACGTTCGCATCCGGTGAGAGCGCGTGAAAAGCCTTGATCTGCTCATACGTGTATGTGCCGTTTACAAGTGCATCAATGTTCGCAATATTCAGCGTCACGGGGCAGTCGCTCACGTCCTGCTGCTCGCCGCCGATCGTCGCAAAAGAGATGTCCGCGCTTCCTGTTAAAGCCGGAAGCTTTACAGCATAATTCCACTTGCGATGCAAATGCACTGACGGCTCTTCATCGTAAAATTCCGTTTCTTCAAAGAAATCATCATCTGGGACATTAAAATCTTCTTCTTCGAAGTAGTCCTCACCGCCGCGCGAAGAAACCGAAACATCGCGGACAATCATTGATGCGTATTCTTTGACAGGAATCAGGATGAATCCCAGAGGCATTAAAAAATCAACCGAAGCGCTGCCGCCCCTCGCTGTAATGATCCTGTTCTTATAAACGTCTTCATCCACGCTGCCGCCGGAAAGAACAATTCCCCTTTCGGGTATCACTTCTTCTGCGAGGCCCTTTCGGGGCAAGGCAAAAACAGAAGCCAGCGCCGCAAGCAAGATCATAAGCAGCATCTTTACACCTCTTTCAGCGACACGTAAAAGCCTGTCTCCGGCGCGGATATGGCTTGCAAATAAAGCATATTCGCAGACGCTTCGGCATAGAATACAAGCGCGTAAGCCTCACGCGCGGATTTGAGCGTCTCCGCAGTATAAGCAGTGAGCGAATCAGCAGAAAAAGACAGGACAAAGACCGCATCGCCTGTCAGCCCTTGAACGGTGATATTCTTCATGAAGTAGCCGCTTGCTGTTTCTGTCCAGCCGTCCGCAGTAACGCTTATATTCTCAAAAAACGCGCCGCCGCCAGAAGCCTGTACTTCATGCCATGTGCCATCACCTCGAAGATACTTTTCATTGTCGCCAGCAGCGGGAGCGGGAACAAGACCGGACGCGCCAGCGGCAGAAGCGCCCGCGCCCGTCATCACGGGAACGGACTGCACGTCCGCGCTCAGAACCTCGCCCGTCATGGTCAGCCCAGCGCCGATCTTTACGCCGCCTTTTGTATTTGCCGAAGCAGTAGGAAGCTGGTAAGCATCCGGCACGGTCGCCCATGTGCCATCTCCTCGCAAAAACTTCGCACTGTCTCCAGAAGCAGGAGCAGGCGCAAGGCCGGAAACGCCGGAAGATACCACGGGGATCTGAACGTTTTTGTTTGAATCAGGCTGGATGCCGTTGACAGAAGAAACGGAGCCGTCACCGTCAAGGCCACGCGCAAGATCAAGATTCAGAACGGGATTCTGAGCCGTTCCCGTGATCGTCGCCGCTGTGTTCCCTGCCGTCACTTCGCGCACAGTGCCGATGCTTAACTGAGGGACGATCTCTTGCTCTATGGCTTCCGCTGCATTTTCAGCCCGCGCCGCTGCCGTGTCTGCGCGGGTTGCGGATGTCATCGTCTCGCCCATGATGTATTCAAGCGCGTCGTGATCTGTTTCGGCTTGTCCTGCCGCGCTGTTCGCCCTCGCCGTCGCAGCGTTCGCATTGTCAATCGCCGTTGTAGCAGCCGGAAGCACCGCGTTCACCTGTGCCGTCGCCTGTTTGATCGCTTCGATCTGCGCCAATAGCTGGTCGAGAGAGGGAACCACTTGCTCAGGATCGAGCAGAATATCCGATGTTGAGCGGGTAATCATGCCGTCGCCCCAGAAGATCGCCGTCGAAACATCGTTTGCGGAAACCTTGATGATGAGGCTGAAATGCCCTGCGTAGCGGTAGCACGAGGCCGGAAGCGTCAGATAAGCCACGTTGCCGGAAGCGCTTCCCTGTATCGTCACGGTCGCGTCATCGGGCCGGATAAAGTAGCCAGTCACCGCAGCGCCGTCAAGGGATACGGCATGCGCTCCGTCCATCACATGCACTTCAAACAAATGCGCGGATTGATCGGATTCAGCGAACAAGCGCCCAAGCCGTTCAGCCTGTACGCCGGAGGCCAAATCCGTGTCCGCGCGGATTTTGTTTACGATCATGGTTCCACCTCGATTCCCGTCTTTGCTCTGGTTATCGTTCCTGTGGCGTAGTAAACCGTCATGGTCAGCTCGCCGGTGCTCACGCGGATCATCAATTCAAAGCGGCCCGGAACGGCGTAGCAGTCTTCCGTCAGCGTCAGCAGCACGGCATTACCGCTCACGCCGCCTGTCAGAAGGATGGTATTTCCGTCGGCGCGGAGGAACAGGCCGGAGACCGTCGCCTCGCTCAGGTCTGCCGCCATGCCGCCGTCGGTCAGATGAACCTCGAACCTGTGCGCGTTTGCGTCGCCCTGCGCGAACAGGCGCGAAAGGCGGTCAACCTCCGCGCCGTGCTGCATGTCCGCATCCGCACGAATCACATTAACCATCTGCATCATCCTTTGACAGCTTAATGAGGATACCGTCAGAAAGACGGCGCAGCGCTTCAAAGTGCGTGTAGCCAGCATAGGTCACTGGCGCGATGTTCGGGCTCTCCACCATGATCTCAGAAACGCCGGAAAAGTCCGCAACGATCTGAGCGACGTCTTCATCAGGCATCAGCTTTGCGTTGAAGTTGCCCGTGCTCAAAGATTCACCGGCGAAGAATGCGTCATACGTCTTCCCGCTCGGCAGCGTGATCCTGTCCATCCTGCTTCTCCTTCCGTGCATCGTCTTTTTTCAGTCCGTCTTTCAGCGCTTCAAGGCCCTGCACCGAAAGCACAAGAAGCTGCGCGTTTCTGCGTCCCTTGATCTCCATATCGTTCAGCAGGGTAATGATGTTGTCGATCATCCCGTATTTGTCGAAGATGCCGCCTTTGTTCAATTCCATACTTAATACCCCAAATAGTAGATGGTATCTGTTTCTAAGTTTGCCGCTTTCACATGATAAAGCTTCACGCGGCTGACCACGTTGTTGTTCTCGTCCGCGATGGCGACGTTGGATAGCGTGCTGTTGCTGGCACCGGTCACAACATCTTTGCTCTTCCACTTCGCGTTATGTCCGTCAAACCGCAGATAGTCAGAAACGGTAAGCTGATCAATCGACGCCTGACTGATGTCCACATATCCAAGGTCTGAGATTGTCGCTGCCAGATTAGAGGCCGTCACGTATCCATCAAGGTTGATCTTGCTTGCGGAAATCTTGATTGTCTCAGCGGTTTGGTTTATCGCGGAAACAACGCCGTTTTTGGAAACTTTTAATTCGATTGCGCTAGCATTTGCTGTAATTCTTGATTCAGCCGTGTCAATCGCATCCGCATTATCATCGGATGCGCTTTTCCGGTTGATGACCTCAGACGCGATGATCTCAACAAGGCTTTTGTTCGCATCAACGGTCATTCCTGCAGTCCGCATAGCTGTGACAATATCCGTCTTGTCTGTCTCTTCGTATACATCGCGCTGCATGGCGAATATCTCAGCCATCGCCTCGCCGACTTCGACCTTTGCCTGATCCTCGCGCATGACAAGAATATCTTCGTCCTCCAGCGCGGTGATATACTTGTCGTATGTCTCCATCTTCGTGTCCTGCTTGATGATGGTGTTCTGCGTCGCCGCAACGCCGGACACACCGCCAATGGCAGCGGCTACCTTCTGCGCCTTGCGGCTCTTTTCGTTGATGTCCGCAATCTCATTCGCCAGCTCAAGCGTCACGCGCTCCGGTTCGCCGTAAACATCCGCATATTCAATGCCGATGATGTCTTCTTCAAACGTCTGCCCGTAAGCTGGAAGCGCAAGCCGGAAGCGCTTGCTGATGGTGAAAGCGTCCAGCGCTTCACCCGTCGCAAGGCTCAAGTCCACAGCGTCAATCTCAATCGCTACAGCTGGCGTGTCGCGCTTCTCAAGATACCGGCTGGCGATGGTTTCCGCTTCCGCTCGCTCGATGTCTTCCGAGAGCGTCAGGCTGTGCTCCACTAGGCCGTAGGTCGCAACGTTGTCGCTGTCCATGTAGCCGTTCTCAAGGCCGTTGGCATATACGCGGGTGCAAAGCTCAGAATCATCGTACTGCACGCGCACGGAAGAAAGATTTCTGGAGAGCCGCCCTTCTGCCGTGATCTCCTGCGGCTTTCGCACGATGGAGAGCAGCCACGGGAAGGAAGACTGATCGAATGCCAGCATATAGTCCGGCAACTGCTCCATCATCGTAAGCAGCAGATCAAGCACCGTCTGACCGTTCGGCGTGAGCGTCACGGTGTCGCCCGCTTCCACCCTGCCTACAGCCCAATAAGCCCGCTCGCCCTGCAATCCCAGCAGCGTGTTCAGCATGTCGGTCACGGTCTTGGACTGCTCTTCCTTTTCCGTGTAAATCACATCGCCCAGCGTACAGATGCCGTGTTCCCACGCCACGCGGGAAGAATCGTCTGCATAGTCCGTCTCTACCTGAGCCGCGCGGTAAATGCCCGCGCTGCCGTGAATGGTGTACAGCTCCGCAAAAGAGCGCACCGGCACATCCTCGCCCGTCAGCTCCATATCCGCAGAAGACAGCGGAGTGCGCTTGATGCTCACGGACAGGCGGGAAGGATGCAGCCGTGTGATCTCAGAAAAAGGATGATCCGTGTCATTTGCGTCCAGTAGGCGCGGAAGGCGCACCGGAGAAACTGATAAGCTCACAAGTACAACCCCCTCGCCGTGAATACCGCGTCAACGGAGACGCTTGCCGTGTATGAGATATTGGAGAATACGCCTACGGGAATCAGAAGGTCATCCGCGCTGTCCGGTGTCCGCGCATCCAGCCAGCTTTGTTCCCCTGCCTTGATATACAGCGTGTGCGTATCATCGTAGCCGATCCGCAGCTTTGTCCCGGCAGGAACCGCCATGCCTGTGAGGTTGATGCGCGTAGCGCCCGCCGTGATGTCGATGGACGATAGACGCGCGGACGGCGTGATCTCAGCCTCCACAAACGGGTCAGCCGCGCTGCCCGCGCCGTAAAGCTTGCCGGACGCAGACGCGCCGGAGAGCGCAAGCCCGCGCGGTACGATGTCTTCCCAAAACGGGTTATCCACAGCGTTAAATACCACCGTCAAGTCTTTTGTCCAGCCCATCGCAGAATCAACAGCCGGAGGCGTTGTACAGCGGACGCGGAGCTGCTGGCCCGGCCTGTCGCCCACGGTCAGCACCCCGCCCGCCATTGCCCAAGCAATCACGCGCTGCGTGATCTCCTGCCGCGCAACGATGTCATACTCGTGGACTTCAAAGCGGACAGAAATCTCGGTGTTATTAACGCGCTGGCGCACCAGCCGCCCGCCGTGATACCGCGCGTGATTGATCACGCTGTTCTGCAGCTCTTGAGGCGTATACATCACATCATGGATCACGATAGCCGGAGAGATGTCCTGCAAGCCTTGGTTATTCAGCCACACCCTTGTTCTGGATTCCATTCAATCCCCCCTTTATACCGGAGCGAAGCGGCCCGCGCGGGATGCGCGCTCCAGCTCGCGGCCTACGGTCTTCGCCGTCAGTCTGCCCAACTCCTGACCGTCCACGATGAAAGCCATGCCGGAGAGCGCCTGAGCGACGGCAGAGGCGACCGCTTGCCCGATGGCAGCAGCGTCAACCGTCTGCGTGCCGCCGTGGCGCCGCTGTTCAGCTTCGGTGCGCGTCAGCACCTCTTCGCCTTTATGTAGCCTTGCCGGGAAGTTGTCCCAGGGCACACGTTTGAGGCCTGTTGCATAGCCGTTGCTGTTCCAAAGCGCATCAATGTCATTCCACGCATTGAGCCTCTCGTTCATATCGTCGCTGGTCAATCCGCTTGTGCCCGGGATTGAGATGGAGCCGCTGTCACGAACGCCAAAGAACTCACGAACTTTGTTAATCGCGGCCTGCGCCCACGTCACAACCTGACGGAAAGCGCCGGAGACTGCGCCAAGCACGGAAGACACCCATTTCGGCGGCTTGAAGTCAAGCTTTTCAATGAAGTTTGAAACCCAATTTTTCGCCCTGTTGACCGCCTGAGTGATGCTGTTCCATGCGTCACGAATAACATATAGGACACTTGCGACCCACGGCGGAACATCCAGATTCAGTTCGCCTCCGCCGAAAAACGTTTCAAAGCCCTCTTTGGCAGTGGAAACGGAATCTTTGATCTCGCCCCATTTGGTTTTAACCGTTTCTACAACGGTATTGAACCGTTCTGGGAGCCCTTGATTGAAGAACGCGCGCACTTTTGCGCGGGACGCATCTACATTGGATTCAAAGCCGGAAAGATCGTTTGCGAGGTTCTGCAGCCGCTCTTTGATCCAGTTCGTTCCCTGTTCGGATTTCTTGTCGAGGAAATCCGTGACAGCCTTTTTCGCTTCTCCTGCGGCAGTTTTGATCTTCCCCCAGTTCGCGGCAATCAGCCCGACAAGGATGATCGTAGTCCGCAAAGGCGTGAAGAATCCTGTAACCAAACCAAGCAGCATAGCGAGCGCTGCAACAATCGGCCCGTTTTCTTCAATGAAGCCCAAAAGATCCGTGAAGAAGCTTGTCACGCTTCCAAAGGCTTCCTCAATGTCGCCGCTGTGTTCGATCAGCCAGTCAAAGACAGCGGAAACGCCGTCCGCAGTAGCATTGCCCAGACGATTCAGGAACAGCGAGAACCGCGCTATCGCGTCCTGTGTCTCCTGCTGCCCCATGAACTGCGTAACCTTGTCAAAGATGTTCGTCAGGCCCTCTTGCAATCCATAGCCCAGCACGTTCTTGAGGCCCTGCGCCGTTTTGTTCATGCGGTCAAGGCTGTCGCCGAACTTCACGCCGCTGTCGATCATCGAATCCGACATGACCATGCCAAGAGCGTTTGCTTCCTGCCGCAGCGCGTCCATGCCATCTGTCGTGGTGTTCAGCAGCGGCATCAGCTCTTGCCCGTTGCGCCCGAAGAGCTTCACAGCGTCCGCAGACTTTTTCGCGCTGGACGGCAAGCGCTGGAACGCTTTCACGACCGTCTCAAACGCCTGTTCCTGAGACATGCCGCTGAGGGACTTTGCGGAAAGCCCGATGCTGTCAAGCGCCTCCGCAGCTTCGGCACTGCCTGAGAGGATCGCCGCGTTCAGCGTCTTCATGGACACGCCCATGCTGTCAATCGAAGCGCCGGACTGCCCCAAAATGTAATCCCATTCCTGATACGCTTTGCGGCTCATGCCAAGCGCCTGAGACTGCTTATCAACGCGGTCTCCTGCGGTCGCTGCCGCTTTCGCAAGGCCCATCAGCCCATCCGCAACCCTCTTGATGGCAGCAACACTCACGACGGCGGCAAAGGCGGTCTTGAGCTTGCCAAGCGTCTTCTCCAGCTTTTCGCCAGCGCCGCGCCCTTTGTCCATCGTGTCTTTGGCCTTGTTGACACCGTTCACGAATCCCTTTGTATCGGCTACGAATTTCGCAACCAATGTAAATAGCTCCATCATCGCACCCCCTTTCTCAGCCTGTCGATAATCCCGCTGATGATCTCTTCGCCGGTCTGCTCCGGCTCTTTTTCCGTTGCCGCCCTGCCCGTGATCTCCAGCCAAGACGGAACATCAAATTCCTCGCCCAGCAGCGCCCGCGCGATGTAATAGATCATCTGCGCCTCGTAGTCCGCGCGGTCATCCGCAAGCGCTTCGCGCTCCATGAGCGCCGCAAGCATCGCCGGTCTGCGCGGTACGCCGTAGCGGTACAGCGCCGCAATTACGCGCTCTTGCCCCCCGCGAGCGACTGCGCTAAAAAATCGCGGAAGTCCTTGTCAGCGAACTCTTGCACGTCTGCGATAGTCGCCGTGATCTTCTGGCTTTCGATCTGCTCTGCGGTTTTGCCCGTCATCGCGGAGATGATGCCGTAAACGTCCGCGCGGTGATCATGCCCGATCAGGTACACCACAGCTTTTGTCAGCAGAAACGCTGTCCAGTCCTGATTTTCCTTGCTTGCGCGTGCCTGTTCCATGTCCGCGAAGATCGCCTTTGCAGCCTTGCCGCGCAGAATGTGGTCGATGAAGGGGGCCATCGCGCAGTAAGCGTCAGCGGCCTGTCCTGTGGTCATCTCAGAGAGCTTCATGTGATCCTCCTATGGCAAAAAAGGGAGCGGTTTCCCGCTCCCCGTGTGCCTTACTCTTCCTCTTCGTCCGTGTCAAATTCGATGATGGTGAACGGTGCTTTGTCATAATCCGTCACCTTGCTCTGGAACGCGTGGAACTCAACCGGATACGTGACCTCGCCTTTGTCGGTGATGGTCATCGCAAAGTCAGCCGTATTCAGCGCGTTTTTGAGCCAGATCAGGATAAACCCGCCGTCGGACTTGTCGCCCACCCAGCAAAGGTTTTTCAGATAGTCCTTTTTCTTGATGCGCGTCCGCAGCTCCAGCGTGTGCTTGTCCGTTGCGTCCGTCACATCCGCAGAGCCCAGCGCGGTCTTGTAATTCGCCACGCCATGCTCGATCAGCGTCGTGGACAGGTTCGCGTCAACGGAATCGACAAACGTATCGCCGACGAAGCGGTAACGAACGCCGTCCGCCTCCACCTGACGCATCTCACGGGTTACGGTAAAAGAGCCGCCGCCGCGCGTAGCGCCGAGGTTCTTTGTGGCATCCGCAAGCGCCGTCGCCAGCGCGGTTCTCAGCGCAGCAGCGTCCGCATATTCGGACGGATCAAAACCCACAAGAAAAGCTCCCGCGTTCAGCAGGAGCTTTTCGTAAGTCTCTTCGCGCAGCGGAGTGGTCATTCCTGCTACACTCATTCTGTTCTCCTTCCTCCCGGCTTACGCACCGGGCATGTGATTGGAATTGATCTGCAAATTAATGTAGGCATAGCGCACGGTGTCCGTCTCAGTGATGATCTGAGCGGGCGGGTTTTGCAGATAAATCCTCAGCTTATGATCCACGTTCGCGCCGCCAGCGCCGATAGCCGCGAGAACCTCGTCAGCTTTGGCAATGACAGCGGCGTTGCCCGTGTCGTGGTAGTAGATTTTTGCGTAGTGCGTCGCCGGGTTCGGCCCTTCGGTCGCCGGAAGCGAATACGTGATATACGGCAGCTCCGCGTCATCCGGTACACTGCCCTCACTGTAAGCGGGCAAGCCGAAGCCAGCCCAGAACTTCTGCAGCGCTCTTGCGGTACTAAGCATCCGGCATATCCCACCTCTCAGCCCTCAACAGGCGCATGCCCAGCGTCGAGCTGTCCGGCGTGTACTTATCCACGCCCGTATCCGTGACGCGAAAGATTTGACCGTCCTCGATGCGCTTGAATACGTCGTGGAAGTCCATATCAAACGCCTTGTCGACGTAGATGCCGTAAGAGCGGGCCACGCCCTGTTTTTCGGCAATCACCGTCTCCGGGGAGCCGTCGAACTCAAACAGCGCGTCAAATTCCACGCCTGGAACCCATGCCGTCTTATAGCCGCCCAGCCCGTCAGCGGTGCGCGTCTTTTCGAGCGTGATGCACTTTTTCCGCATCTCATCAATCAAGCTCATACGGTTTCCTCCACTGTTTCAAAGCGGCAACGGGAACGCCGTACCATGTGCCGGTTGCAAAGCCGCTCTCGCCGCTTACCTCTTTGCTGTAGCTGTAGCCGTTGAAGCTCTCAGACGTAAACGGGCCGAACGCCTTTCCAGCGTTGTCCTGCTTCCACTTCGCGGCCTGTACCGCGATGCGCTGCGCGTCCTTTGGAACGAACATCGCCCAGACCTCGCCGGTGAACGTCTCATCGTCCAGCCCTGCGTCGTGCGTGTTGTCATCGTTCTGTATGCGCGTCTCGTTGTACGTATACACGCCGTCATTCAGTGCGCTGCCCTTGATGCGAAAGCGCTGCCCGGGTACGAGAAAAGGGAGAGCAACCCGCCCTCCCTTGATCTCGTATGTGCCGGAGTGGATATGCTGGACGCCGCCGCTCTGCTCGAAGTAGTTATGGAGCATCGCACAAAGCTGTTCAAGCACAACACTCACCGCCCTTATCAGGCGATATAGGTGTACTTGATCTTGACGGTGCCGGTCGGCGCAGCGGCAAGACGAACGCCTGTGCGCTCGATGGTATACGCCGTAATCGGGGTGGAACCGTCGAGCAGCTCCTGTACGGACACGATGCGCGGGTGCGCGGTTGCGAACAGCAGAGCGTCGCCAGCGGAGGCGGTGATGGTCTCAGCGGTGGTCACGGCAGTAGAGGTGCCGAAATACACGACGGCAATGCCGTCGAGGTATTCAGCCCACAGGGACATGCCCATCAGCGCATAGGCTTCGCCCACGGCGGTGCTGTAATTGCCCTGTGCATGGAAGCCGATCAAATTAGTCTCGCCCTGCGTGGTGTACTGCAAGCCAAGCTTCGCAAATTCGCTGTCGGACGGGTCGATATAGTACAGGTCGATGTTCTCCACGGGAGTGGCGATCACGATGCCGCGCGGAATCTTGGCGTCGGGCAGCAAGAACAAGGTGTTATAGCCGAGGAAGTCCTTGATGTAGGTCAGACCAAACTGCGTCTGAACGGTGATCTGCGCGTCACCCAGATAACCATAAGCGTCAAGGATGTTGGCGAAACCGACAATGCCGGTCACGTCCTTCTGCATGGTGGCGAACTTGTTCAGGACTTCGCCCTGCGCCTTCGCCAGCGCAGCCTGCCACGTCGCGGCACCGGCAATCAGGGAGCCGGTGTTCAGGAAGGTGTAGAACTTCGCCAGGACGGTGTTCTGCAGCTTCGTCAGGAAAGCGTCATCGCTCTTCTCAACGGCAATCGCCGCGCCGTAATTGTTCACATCCTCGATGGGGACGGCCTTCGCATACTTCTCGATGGTAAGGTCAGCCTTTGAGACAGGCGTGATGGTCGCCTTGCTGTACGGGATCACCGCGCCAGCAGGAACCGCGCCAGATTCCAGAGCGACATCCGCATTGTAGGAAATCAGCGTAGTGCCGGGAGCCTTGCGGATCGGGCGCATGATGCCCATGATGTTTCGCAGCGCTTCCCAGTTATCGCCAAAGCGGGTTACAAAGTCCACTTCACGCGCGGTGACATTAGTATATACATTCGGCAGAGAATCGCGCGGGTTAGTCAAGGTTTCAACATTCGTAGCAGCCATTTTTTATGCTCCTTTCAAAAGGTCGGGGTTTTCAGCAAGCGCCCTCTGGCGCTCTTCCGTGCTCAACTTATAACGTCCGTGTTCGTCCTTTGCGTAAATCTCTTCACGCGTCTTTGCGGTATGCGTGCTCTTCGGCGGTGTATCCACCTTTGCGCCGTTCGTGGTCGTGGTGGCGATGAAGCCAGCCCATTCTTTCTGAATTGCCTCTTTCAGCTTGTCCGCGTCTTCAAGCGCGCCGTCCTTCACCTTGAGAGCGGAAAGGTCGGTCACTTTCAGGACGGCTTCAAGCTGCTTGTCGCCAACGCCCGTTTCCTTCAGGAGATCACGGTACAATCTGCGCTTTTCTTCGGCAGCTTTTTCACTGGCGACCGTCTTTTTGTAGTCTTCAAAATCCGAGTGTTCTTTCTCGTATTTGGACTTAAAATCGTCGCCGTTGTTTGCCTTCAGATCGTCCAATTCCTTCTGAACGGTCTTGAG